GTTTGCATCAATAGATGTTTTTGAAGTAATCGTAGCCTTTAAAAGACTTGTTCCATTTGCAACACCAGTAACAACACCTGAAGCATTGATTGTAGCAGTTCCAACTGTCGCACTTGAGAATGTCAAATCAGCAACGGGAGGAATAAAAGCCGCACCACTTGTTGGAATGGCTCTAACAACAAGTGCTTTAGTGGCAAGAGCGGCGAGACTAAAATCTCCACCCTCAATGCTCAAAGCAATCACGTTATCGTACCAATTGGTGTTATAAAGCACTTCGTTGATTTTAGCGTAAATTGCTTCGGTAGCGCAACCAACAAATGCTTCATTTGAAGCCAAGGCTCTAACAGCTAAAGGAGTTGAAGCAACACCATCTGGAGTCAAAGAAATTGAGAAAGCGCCAGTTAAACTTCCCTTTGGAATTTCAATCTGAACTTCACCAATGATGTTTGTTGAACTGTCGCTAGAAGCCAATTGAGCAACCAGAACAAAGTTCAAAATTGAAGGAACGAAGTTTGAAGGAATTGTCAAACTGCGTGTTGCGGCACTTACGGCATAATATCTAACACAAACAATATCATTTTCAGCCCCACCACTAACAGTGAAAGCTTTTGTGCTAAATGTTACTCTTTGAACCGAACCGTCTTCGAGAGTTGCCCAACCATAAACAGTGCTTCCACTAACGGCTATGGGGGTTCCTGTCACAGAACCAGCCCCACCAGCGGCGAGAGTTACTGTTTCTTCCGTGTAGATGTTTGAGCCAGTAGCCACATCTTGACCAACTTGTTTGGCAAGAAAGTCCAAATTCCACTGAGCGTCAGAAATCTTAATGTTCATTTCTGCGGTATGGTAGTAAATATATTGCAACTGATTACCACGAACCGCACGAACATCTTTATTTCCGAGAGTTGTTTCAATACTTGAATCTAGCAATGTTTTTCCAACAACAACAAGATTCTGATTGCTGTCATATCCATAAACATCTGCTGTAGAAACTAAAAATTTCTTCATAGAATATCCTCCGTTTTATTTTTTATCTTCAAAACTTATTTTCTTTTTCATTACGTCAAGTTCAATCATATCAGAATCATTATCCGATTTGATTTCTGTTAACCAATGCTTAATAAATGACTTATCTTTAAATTCAACCATACCCGACATAGAGCTTTGCAAAAATATTTTGTAGTGAATCAATAAATCCATTCTACCTAACGCTTTTGAAAATTTTCTGTATGTCATTTTATAGATTTCATCTAAAGAAATCCCGCTAGATACAGATAACGAAATAATCTGGTCTTCTAATGAAGCCATTCTTCCGTTTCCTTTCATTCTAAGTCTTTTTCCTTCTTCTATTTTATCTCTAATTTCTTTTTGAATAGTATAATCTGGTAGTTCAATTAAATTTTGTTCTAAAATAATTTCTTTCATTTCTTCAAAATCAGAACTTGTTATATCTATTCCAGAAATTGTCAAAGTACATTGATTTTTTTCATCCACCTTGTATTGTATGTCTTCTATCTTTTCTTTCAAGCAAAGATATAATAGACCAGCAAGTTTTTCCATGTGATTATTTTCAGCATTTGCGCTATAAACAATATAGTCTAAATATTGCATTGATATAATCTTGGAATCGGGTATGCTATTTTTATCAACCAACAAACATTCAACAGCAAAAAGAAAAGGAAAGTATTCTTTTATTGTTACGGGATATATTTTTAAACCCTTGAATTCAACGGGTTCATCAAACGTAAAACTATTAATGTGTGCATTATTTTTCATTTTATTAGTTTTGTTTTGTGGACATGGTAATTCTTTTTCCACCAAATGGGATTTGACCACCTGAATTTATTTTATCGGCTTTTTGCATAGCCGAATTAAAAGATAGTCTTCCAAGTCCACCAATATTTGCTCCATTAAATGTAGCAACTAATTCCTCAACAATTGTATCAACCCTAGTTGTATAGTTTGATAACGTATCTATTCTATAATGAGAATATACATCAAATCCCATGATAGAAGTATTTATCGTTCTATTTTCTGGAACAACGCCAAATGGAAATATTCTCAAAATACAAGCTTCATTAGTCCAAGCATTTACTTGTTTTTCACTCATAAAAACTCGAAACAATGTTTCATCTGGTTCTCCAGAATATATCAAAGACCTTTTTTGGTCTGTAGTTAAATTTGGTTGACTCCAAGCATCTCTATCATTATAAAATAAAAGTTTCCATACTTCCTCATTGTTGTCAATAAGATGACTAATGCAATTATATGAAAACATTTTAAAATTTGTAATTTTTGAATATGCGATAGTATCAAGATTATTCATCATATCGTTACCAGCTTCCTTTCAGCTTGATGGGTATTTGAATAGAATTTATTCCCGATGTAGCTGTAAACATCAGAGATTTCAAATCGTATCTTTTGATGTTTCTTACCCAAAAAGTATTTCCAGAAAGAACGTTGTATTGGAAATTATCAGTAGGAACACCGTTTGTATTCAAAGAATAAGTAAATACATCACTTTGAGCTAAACCATTCTCATACAACACTGTGGTAAACACTTGTTCTTCACCTTCAAAGATATAATCTTTATTTGGTGTCAATAAGATTGAGTAATTATCAGCGCCTATTGCTGTTATAGAAATAGAACAAGTGTCGGTTATAGATGGATTGTCAAATAAAGCACATTGTATCTGAGTAGTTCCAATCTTTAAAGGAGTGATTGTTCCATTAGAACTCACTGTTGCAACAGCGTTGTTACTAGAAGACCAAACAACATTTTTAGAAACGGTTTGTTCATTTAGCTCAACGGTTGGAATCAATGTATAAGAGCTTCCAACGGCAAGAGAAATTGCAGATTCATTCAAAGTAACAGTGTAATTATATTCCCCATAGTCAGCTACGCCGTTTACCAAATCATCCGTATTTTCATTTACTTGATTTGCCAACAACGAAAGTCTCAATAATCCGGTGCTCATAAGATTAGCCGTAAAATTATTGTTGTAGTTATTTATACCACCACCCATTATTTTAAAAGCATTCCAATTATCGGGATTTCCAAACAAAAACCTCTTACTTGGTTTTATCTTATTAGACCTTTCGTTGAACTGAGCGACAATCTCTAAAAATCCAGATGGTTGAACTAGGGATGCTCCACCAGTACTATAATCTCTTGTTTCTTTAATGAGATAATCTATAACACAAGGTTGATTATATATCAATCCGGTCTTAAAATCTTTCCATCTTAATATATTATTACATCTTCTTACAACCGCTGTGGTTGCTAAATTTTTTATATTTTCAAGATTAATAACAATCCAATAGTTATTATCAAATTGAAACATAGTTCCAAGTGATGGAGTTTCTGATGGACTTTTAAATAAAAGTTTCTTGAAATCATCTCCAACAGCAACCGCTGTTTTTGCTTGAAATAAAGTATTAATACGAACATCCGTATCTTCATATTCCTCAGAACCATATGGAGCTTCCCTTTGGATTGTAAACCAATCGGAAGCGGTATAAAACTCTTTATCCATATTTGTTTGAAAATCGGCGGTAAAAGTTTCTTTTGGAGTTTTTTGAATTGGGAGGCTTGCATTTAAAAATCTATAAGTCATACAAACCTCCTTTTACATAAAGTTTCCAAGAAGCCATTCGCTCCAGTTGTTGTTTCTCAATCCATAATCAACAAGTAATTGAGAACATTCTTCTCTCAATTCGGAGAGAACGTCTTGCTTGCTTTTTGTGTTTTGAGCTTCACTGTAATGTTTGAAGTCCGTATCTGTAATGTTCCATCTCATTTGAAGAATATCTTTCAATTCTTTCGCAAGCCATTCTTTGACCATTAACTTTGAAAGTATTTTTTTATTTTCATCGGTCATTATGAAATTAAATTCCATATTTGTTTCATCATCCCTATCAGAAAGGTCTTGTGTACAAGACGTAAATTCCGGTATGGCTAGAATCATAAATCCCAACAAATATGTATTTAAATTTGTAGTGTCATTCAACACATCTTCATTATATATAGATATTAATCTATAGTCATTTATTTGAGACATGAAGAGGTCATTTATTAACACATACTTAGTTGTAGTTGTAGGCATTTTTAGACCTCCTTTGCTTATCTTTTATTGTGGTTCTGCCTTTAGTTCTTTCGATTCATTAGCCGATTGAATAAGATTCAAACCGCTAATTTTCTCAATCTGTGAAACAACGTTCAAATCAACATCCTCACCTTTTATTAGTTTTTCTGAAATAATTTGATGAATAAATTGTTTTTGTGCATCACTAGCAGATTGATATAATGAAACCGCAGTATTCTTTAGGTCAAAAACTTGTTGTAATTTTTCTTTTGTAAGTATAGAATCATAAGCATACATCAAGGCGTGTTTCTTTATAACACGCTCATCCATGATATAAAAATATCCCGATTCTAAGAATTTTTGATTACTATCAATAATTCTAACTAAATCGGCATATGAAACTCTTTTAACATCTCCAAATTTTTCAAATCTTACAACTCTACCCCTACCATTTGGCTCAGTAGATAAATTTAATTTATATGGAGTAAGAGATACAACTTCAATAAAATCATCAGCAAGAATTGGTTTCTCCTGATTTTCAACAGTAGTTTTAGATTGTCTAGCCATTTTTTCCTTTTTTAGATTATTATTTTTATTTTCCTGATAAAAAAAATTAGCGGAAGGTATTCAGGAATTATACTTTTCGGGAGCGACCCTATCCGCTAATTTTTTTGTTATTACAGAGTAATAACAGCGG